CATAAAAAAAGGGCGGAGTCAAAGACAACCGCCCTTATGAATTAATCCGAAAGGATTTAAATATTATGCACCAGATGTACCAAATACACAACGTGGATCTGAGAAACCAAATGAGTATCTCTCTCTTGCTTTGTATCTGATATTACCTGTATCAAAATCACCTTCCATAACTGTCTTTAATGGTGTTCTTGTAAAGTGTTTGAATCCATTAGGCGCATCAGTTTTGATAAAGAAAGCATCTGCATCATTTAAGTAGTGGTTCACAGTATAACCCTGTGGAATCACTCCCATGTTTCTGATTGCGTTGATGTCGTTATCAGCTGTTGATGTTCTTAATGTTGATTCCATTAATCTGTTAGCTGTGAACTGAAGCTGTCTTGGCACAATAAGTTTCATACCTTGGATAGCTGTTCTTAAGCCTCTCTCATCTCTGAAATCAGCGATGTCGATTAATGCTTGCTCGAGTGAAGTTTCATTCAAGTCAGCGTCTGTTGCAAGTCTGTTGGACAAGAAACCACCTGTTTGAAGTGGGTGCTGTGTATTGATAAGTGATACACCGTCACCACCAGGATTTGTTCCTGCTGCACCAGCGGCAGCAAAAGCGTCGTTAAGAATAGCGGCAGCTTTTACTTGCTTTGTGTTTGCCATTGAACGAGCTAGTGCTCTTGTGTATCTCGCAGAGAGTCTATCGTAAAGGTTGTCCTCTACAGCTTCCTCTGTGATTGAGAATGCAAGTGCCACTGTTTCGTGTGTATAGCGTGCTGTGAATGTTTCGTTAGCTGTATCGAAAGATACGCCTTCACCTTCTTGTTTGGTTGGGGCGGTTGCGAAACCTGCTAACATTACTTCTTCTTCAAATGCTCTGTCAGATGACTCAGCATCAAAGATCTCAGCGTGTTCATTGTCGTAACGTGAATATTCCAAGCCGAACAGAGCGTTCAAACCTGGCTCTAACTCTTTAACGAGTTGACTTCTAGATATAGCCATAGTTTAACCTCCTATATTCCTGCTGTATTAGCACTGTATAAGTGCTTGTTTATTTTCACGATAATATTTGCGTTGTCAGATGTTGTATCTTGGTTTTCAGGATCTCCTGACAGACCAACAACTTTTACAGCTGTGTTTGCACCTGTGCCAAAAGTTGAGGAATTAACTTCTACTTTTGATGTTCCGCTGTGTGTGGAACCTGCGGTGTACAATAAGTTTGCTGTTGCGCCGATATCAGCGTTAGTAAATGAACCAGTAACTTGAACTTCAAATAACTGATTGGGATCATCAATCACGAAAGCTTTGATAATTCCGTCAGATGCTGTTGTGCCTGCTGTGTGAAAGTTTGCAAAAGTAGGTTTCTTTGTTGTTGAATCTACATATTCGACTCCATTGAAAACACCTACCATTACGTCAGCAACACCATTTGCAACTTCTAAAGAACCACCAGCAACTACCTCGACTGGATCACCCTGAAATATAGCGGTGTTATAGCCGTTAGCGATGAGGTACTGAGTTTGACCATTTGAAGATGGTGCTGAACCTGACATCCTTACAGCTCTAAAACCAAAAGGGGCGTCTTGATTTGCCATTGTTATACTCCTTAGTATTAGTGTTATTAGTAAGTGTTACGTCTAGGTCGATTAAAAATTATTCATTTTTTTTCGAACCACCGAACGTAACTCTAGTTTGCCGCTCTGGTTTATTAATAGGCATTGAAGGATGTTGTTCCTTTAGAAGATCGTTGTCGACTGCTTCCTGCTGTCGTTTTGTTTGATCGGAGTAATAAGCATCTCTCTCCGCTGCAATCTCTAATGGCACCTTTGCCAGTAATAATCCTCCCACCGAAACTATACCTTTGTTCTTACCTTCAGCTACACTAGGAAAATCAAAGTCTGGATATTCATCTGCTCTGACAAGTTCATAGCCTTGTCTGATTCGACCGATAACGTTTTTGTTATCTTCATATCCTCTGACTGATTCCCTAATCCATCTGAATTTATAACCCTCAGGTGGTTCTGGTGTATCAAGCGAGCTTGGGAGCTGCCAATGTTTTTTGCGTGCTTCTTTATCCCTTGTGGATGCAGATCTAGGTTTCTTATCTACCATAATGTTACCTCCTCTGTAACTTTAGTTTTTCCGACGCATATTGCTCGTTGGAAAGACCAAGTCGTTTAGCGATAGCCGCTTCTGAACTTGACAACTTAACTACGTTGCGTCCCGTGCCTCTGTTTCGATTTGCGCTTGCAACAGTCTGGACGGGCTGTTGCGCTGCGGGTTCTTCGGATGAAGAATCTTGTTGAAACTTATGCGGGAGGTTGTCTCGCATACGTTTATCAATCTCAGTATAGTAGTAATCTGTTCTTGGATCAACCCCTTGATTAACTAAATCCTCATGTATCGCATATGCCACATTGGTCATGATTTTATCTCTGCCAAACCATTCGTTCTCTGTAGCCCACGCTTCCGCTTTTGGATCTTTAACGGGTTGTTCTTGAATCTGTGGTATTTCATTTTTCTGCTCTTCTTTAGGAGCATTAGCTAAATTTTCTTGATTAGCTTTTAATTTTTCATATCTAGCTTGGTCAGATCCTAATTTTCCAATCTCCAACTGAGCTGCAGCCATCGCCTCTGTATCTTGATCCTCAACGGCCTTTTTTAATTTTGCTTTTGCAGCCTCCATTGAACCAGATATTCTTCCGCCTTCAGCATTTACATATCCTGCATTAAGATTAGATAGCTCCTCTTTAATTTTATCTCTTTCATCTTTAATGGCTTGTGCAATTTTTATTGCCTCTTCTTCTCGCCTTCTAGATTCCCCTAGTTGATAAGCATACTCATCAAATCTCTTTTGAACATTTTTGCTGTACTTTTGTTTTGGCTCCTCTTTAGAGTCAGTTTTTTCCTCTTCAGGCTTTGCTTCACTTGCTGTTGGTTGTTCTTTTTCTTCAACAACTTCTGTTTCAAAAGTTTTTTTCTTTTCAGGTATCTCTATCTCTGTTTCATCAGTTGCTGATGGCGGCTCTGCACTTTCAACCTCAACAGAATACTCTTGTTTTTTATTTTCTTTTTCAGCTTGTAGTTCAGCTACTTGTCTATCTACTTCGTTCATGCGTATACTCCTAAAATATCTTCAGGACTAGATACTGTCCCTAATACTTCATCATCATTTAAAATTCTAAGTTCGCCCTCCTCTATTTTTATTCTTGATCCTGCGTAACGAGCCATGATTATCCAATCACCTTCTTTACACCAAGGGCCTGTGGGAAATTTTTCTGGATCAGAGTATGCGTCTGGACCTACTTTTAAAACTAAAGCACAAACAGATGCAATTTGCTGATCCTCTACAGCTTTATCAGTTAGTAAAACTCCACCTTTTGTTTTTCCTATACCTCTGTAAGGCAAAACTACTATTCTCCAACCTGTTGGTTGAGGAACTTTACTTAATTCACTTTCTCCACCGTCTTCTGATTTCTTAGCCGTCTTTAATCCTATTATTTTGTTCGTCGACTCCATCGTCTACCTCCCATTTGCGAAACAGATCCCTAACATCTGCATCGAGTTTGCGAAGAGAAATGAGCTGACCAACTAGGAATTGATAATTTGCCCAGTCCTCTACGTTTCCGTCTAGAATTACAGACTTTATATCGTCTTGTCTAGTATTTATTAGACGTAAAATTGCTGAATAGATACTTTCTTGCAATTATTTATCTTCGTGTGTGCATCCCACACATCCACACCAAATACAAGACTGTCCACAATGACAATCGCAATCACATTTAGTGCATTTTTCCATTATTGTTTCTTTTTTGAGATCATATTTTTGATACCGGGTGCTGCTCTGACCCCTAGACTTACGGAACAAGCCAAATATAAGAGATGACGATAATATTCAGGTAAAGTTGCGAGTACCTCAAAGCCTTCTTTTATGTGTGGGCGTAAAGGTCCGATAAATACACAAATCGCAGGTACCATCAGGGCTAGTAAAACGAACTCGTCTTTCCAGCTCCCCTTCATTTGATCGACTGCAGAGGCCTCCCACGAGATTTTTCCGGCAATTTGCTGCTCTTTTAGGCTCTTCTGTGCCTTTATCTCAGTAAGTTTTAGGTCAGCTTTGGCTTTTTTAGTCTCAACAAAGCCTTTTACTGCGTCAGTGACCATGTTTGCCACTGGACCGACTAAAAAATTAAGCATTTACTACTAATACCACGACAATTATCACTGCTGCAGCAACAAAAAGCTTACCTTTTTTGTTTAGTCTGCCCCACCAATGAACTAATTGGTTCCATTTTGCTTTTATCATATCCATTAGAATACTCCTTTGAATTTTGTGCCACGGATTGCAGCACCTGTGCCTCTCATTCCCTGAGAATTAGGTCCCTTTTTAGGGGGAACTGTTTTTGTGAGCCTTTTACCTTCAACTGACCCACCCCTCTTTTTTTTAACTATTGTGCCTCCTGGGCCTGGACCAATTTGAATTATTTTAAATGTTTCATTTCCTGGCTTTCCCGCAGCAAGAATCATGGATCCAGGGGGTGCTTTTTTAAGAGCCTCTTTTGCATCTTCCACATTATCGTATGTTTTTAACATCATGCCCCCATCTTTAGCTTTTATAATTGGCCCACCAGGGTTTCGAATTTTTGCAGGTTTACTTGGTTCAGGCTCTGTTTTTATTTCATCTTTGTAGATTTTCTCCATTAGATCTATCATTCGTTGAGTATCCTCTAGAGCTTTCTCCTCATCTCTTGCAAACTCATCATCTAAGGCTTTTTGATTTTTCTTTTCTTTTTTAGCCTGCTTTTTAGCTAATTGTTGAACGGCCACTTAGAATACTCCCTTAAACTTTGTCCCTCTAATAGCTGCACCTGTGCCTCTAGAAACCATGCCGCCGCCAGCCATTTTCTTTGGCTTCTTGCCCATCATTTCTTTTGCCATCTTATTCTCTTTTGCGGTAGCAGGGCGTAATCCTATTTCTAGAACCATGCCACCGTCTTTCATAAATTTAGTACCCACTGGAGCTGGTGTTCCTGCAGGGCTTTTTACAAAAGGTTTACCTTCCATTCTATAAAATCTATCAAATGATTTTTCAGTAGCCCCTTTACCATAAACTGAGTCTACTTCAGCATCAGTGGATGGAGTTCTTTTATTTTTTTTAATAAAATTTTTTAATTTTTCAGCAATTTTTCTTTGCGAAGGAGGCATATCATTTGGGTCTGTGGTCAACAGTTGTTTAGTTGCTCCGCTCTCTTTTTTAGCTTGTTTCATTGCCTCTTCTACGGTTACTTCTCCGCCGTCTTTCATGAAACCCATTTTATTGCGAACTTCTGTTGGAAGCTTTGCTAGTCCTGGATTTTTTTCTTTATCAACTGGTTTTAAATTTTTTTTCATAATAAACCCCTAATGTATA